TCAAATATTACTTATGGTATATATACGAAAAAAGGCAGACCCTAAAAGAGGTGCATTTGCAATACACTTATGACACTTATCACTCTTAATTTAGGATTTACCTGCCTATTTCGATTACAAAAGTAATAAGTTTTTATAAAAAGTACAAGTTTTTAATGCTAATAGTCGTTGATTTTACTATAATTTAATATATTATTGCATTTAATCATATTAGATCTAAAACAATTTACACTATATGCAGCAAGTGTACAAATGGTCGATCTGCGGTATTCCAACAAGTCAAAGAACGCTCTCCTACATTAAACTAACTATCTCTTACAATCATCATCCACTGCATCCTCCACCGCTTCGCCGATGTCCTTATTCTTGCTCTTAATGAGCGAGATAATAAACCGCTTGATGGAGAATGTATTCTTGATGCCGTGCAATGCGCATACGTGTCCTACGATGCTGTCAATCTCCCAGATGCAGCCGAAGCCCAAACCGATAGCCGCTGTTGTGACGTGGTTAGCCCAGCCGAGTGGTTCGAAGATAGCCAAACCGAGCACCGATCCGAGTATGAGATACGTAACGTAGTCTACCGCCTTATTGCACGTTCTGCGCCCAGCTCGCGAAAAACGGAAGTGCTCATGCTTTTTTAGGCTCTCCGACACACCAAACCAAAAATCGGCGACGATGAGAACGACAATAAGAACGAGCATCCAGCGTAAATCGAATAATGCGGTAAGTGCTTCTGTGCTCATGGTGCCGACCACGAAAGCCTTGCCTGTACTTGTAGTGATATTTCCTGCCATCTCCATTGTGTTTACTCGATTGTTATCCAGATCTGTTCTCCTCTCTCGTCAGCAGTCTTCAGGATAGGGTAGAGCTTACGGAACGTTGCCGTTGAGTTGAGCACCTGTCCGACGGCTTTGTTCTCGCCGACGAGGATGCAGCCCTCTGTGTCTTTCGCCGTGTTGCCGATGTGTATCAGCACGCCCTGGTAGCCAGGTGTATTGCACAGTCGCGGCAGTCTGCCTTTGCAGAACTGGTACTGCGCTCGACCTCCGAACCTTGGCGACACCGTCTTCATATCGACGAGGTATCTGCCAGTCGGTATGGCGGTTTCGCCTTTGATTTTAACTCCGCATATCTGCGCAACGCTCATCATCGAGGTTAGTCCTCTGTCCTTGTCTTCGAGCGTGTCGCAGACATACTCGCCGTCAACGTACATCTTGCCGATGGTGTACGTCTCCTTTTTTGCTATTCGTCTTACTTTTACTTCCATGATATTTATTGTTATATTGTTCGTTATTATCCATAGTTAACACCATTCCATACTATTTTGTAGCTATGTGGTGTATAAGAGTTACCCCTCACCGTTACAAGTTCACAAGTCAAAAACAGCGTTTGATTTTTACCCACATCGAAGGCTTGGGATGAGACTGTGACATTGTTTATGTCGATTGAACCGCCACCGCGAACACGAATTGTAAGGTTGTCAGCTCTGTTCTTTATAATTATCGTCTGCCCTATATAAGCCCAAGCGTCATCGAGCTTAAGACTATCAGCCGACAGACTATCAGAAGTATTAACAAAAGGCAGTAGAACCACAGGCATGGACGTTTGCCCTAAATAATTTCCTTGAAATTCCATGTACGAACCAGAAAGTGCGAAATCGAAAATTAAGTAGCCGCCAGCTTTAGATGGTTTTAAGTATTTTTCAATAGTTGCAGGCGTGATGACCTTTTTGTTCTTTTTGACAAATCCGCTAAACAGACCCGAATTAACCTCTAACACACCTTTCTCGTTCACACGCGCCGTCACCTCGCCGCTGTTGTTGCGTATCTCGAACTTGTCCGCCGTTGCCGTTATCTTGCCATTCTCGATGTCAAAGCCTGTGCGCAGTAGCTTTGCGGCAATGCCACTGTCCTCGATAAAACCACTCTTGCCCTCTATCCAGTCGGTAGGCGTTGCTCCGACCTCCAGCTTCGGCATTGTCACCCACGCCTTACTGCCTTGCAAACAACGGATTAAGACAGCATTAGGTATGCCAGTGCCCTCCGAACGCCAGTGTACCCAATAACGCTTCCACTCGCTTGTGAGAGAGAAGCGACGACCTCCGTCGGCGTTACTTGTCGTTGTATCGCGCTCGCTGTCTTCGGCGAATATGCTTAGATTAGAGCCACTAAACATGCATGCATCGAGGTTGCCGCTACCCTTTGCCATAAACGAGAACATATAGTCCTCATCTTTCTTGATGATAGAGCTAACGCTCCACTGCGCCATCTCAATGTATTTAGAGGCAGCGTTTGCATATATTACCGAGCATCCGTTGTTGTACGACTCGTTAGTGACCACTGACGCATCCATTCGTGTTAGGTTGCCGGCTTTGGCAAACGTGCGCGTGTTGTCGAGAAGATTGCCCCCGATGTAGTCGTAGTCGTCAGGCGATGCGCTCCAACACACAAAGTCCTCCGCCGTACCCTCTATGAGGATAGGGTGGGCGATGTACACCTGCTGACTCGCAGTAGATGCGTTAGCCTTTAGACACGCCACGGAAATCCACTCATAAAGAGCGTTCTCTGCAACGGTAAACGTCTTCTGATACAGATGCCAGCCGTTGCTTGGCGTTATCGTTACGCCGCCTAAATACGCACTGCCATTAGGACCGGTATATCCACCTGGTCGCGACGTGTCGGTTGCCGAACTGTGCCATATCGTCTCGCCCATAATCTCTACTTTGGCTGACTTCGTGCGAGCCCAAAACGCCAGTGTGTACGTTTTACCCTTGGTTACATGTATGTTGCGAGAGTTCGCCACTCCACCCCATTGCGCACCGCCTGCCTTGGCATCGGGCGCGAATATCACGTTAGCACCCTCATGCGCCGACGTGCGATATATCTTAGAGCGTAAAAGAAAGAAATCCTCGCCTTGCTTGCGGAACAACGAGCCGACGAGCAGGTTACGTCGCTCGGCAAGAGTGTAACCTACCTTCATCGCTATCTGTGTAGCGGTCTGCGTTATAGAAGAGCTAACCGCTACTATTTGGTCGTTTACATCCTTTTTGGTAGAGTAGTCTCTCCTAACCTCTGTTCTGAGTCCATCCACGGACATCACAAGCTCCGCAAACGACTGTGTGCTCTTTATCTCGCCATTAGCCTTGCGCGTAACGAACCTAAACTTATCGGCTATGGCGAACATCTCCTGACGTGACAGGACAAAGACCTCCTTGTTTTCTAACGAGTAGCTATCTACGCCTTCGTACATCTTTAAAGAAGGCGCATCCGCTCCGTATGCCGACAAAACAACGACCGACTGGCGTGCCGTGTCCGTCGTATTGCCCATCTGTACAAGCTCGTCACCTGCCTGCGGAATATCGCTGCCAGTATCGCAGAAATCAGCAAGCACATCAATGAAATCTTTACCTACCTTGTACACCTTACGCCAGTAGTATCTGTTCTTCACGTTCTCACTCACGCCCTCCTTGACGTTGAACGTCTGACAGCGCACAAGGTCGTCCTCGACGAACTGGTTTTCGATCTCCTCGTCGCCTTTCTTCTGCGAGAAGTAGCAGCGGTAAACATTGTAGCGCAGAGGAAGAGCTTCATATTCGGGAAGATACACACCCTTCTCGAAATAGACCACATTGCTAATCTTCATGGCAGCAGGCGACAGAACAATCTCACCACCTACGCTTTGAAGTTCTCGTATTACGAGCCTTACGAACTCCGCAGCCTTGCGCACAAGCAGGCGGTCTACCTCCAAGTAACTGTCACCACCTCCGTCGTAATCACCAAGTTTAAAGCCAGAGCCGAGCGCACCCGAACGGAAAGCAGCCGACACAATCTCTTTGAGGGTGGCGATGCCTTCCTGCGTTATGCCATATCCCGTATTGCCAATGAGCAGAGAACGCAGTGTAGCGATGCCGTCAGATGTGATGCCGAGGGTTCCATCGGCTAAAACCAGATTGCCTAATAATGAAATCGCTTTCTTGAAGAGTACATCGGCTTCAGAAGATAATCCCTCTTTGAATATAATCTTTTTCTCTGCAGTATCTTCCTCGTCGCTTCGTAGGAAGTGCTGCAATCCGGGTGCGTTGATGTCAATGTCTTCAGCAACGCCAGCCTTCTTTGCAAAATTAGCCTCATCGGCTTTTTCTGCATGTTTAGCCTCATCGACACGTTGACTTTGTGTAGATGCGAATATTGCACTGCCGCCACCATTACCTCCGCCTCCTTTATTTGAAGCCTTCGGTTTTGCATACATTTTTATTCCTATCATTATACTTATATTTTAAATTTCGCGAAGACTCATTGAAGCTGTGCCTTCCATAATGTTTTGACTAATACCTGTAACCCAGAACACTTTATTCATAGCCGGATGGCGGTAACGGTTGACAATACTTACATTTTCGCCGTCATTTTCAATGTTCTGTATTATTGTCACTCGTGGTACATGACAATCGGCGTAGTGATTAGCAACATAGTGTTGCTCAGGCTTAGCCATTTCTCCCGTATTACGATCGTAGACTTCAAGTAGCTGCTCCTCTTTTTTAACATCAAAAGGAGTTGACAGACTTAGAGACGTTTTAACGCCGAGAGCATAGCTTTCTTCTGCCGTTAGGGCACTTGTAATCTTAAATTCAAGATCATCTTTTGTATTGACATAGGATTCGTCGGTATCACTCGTATAAATAATGTCGTTCTCGTCACGTTGTTCGTAGTGACCATTATCACTATAGAGTTTTATTTCGAAATCCTTTATGACGATGCTCTCTACTGCATTCAATAAGTAATCTCCCCACATGGACGGTTCAATCTCTGCCGCCTCCCAGGGCGGTGCTGAAACTACGGTTCCAAGCGTATATATAGGCTGTGCAGGACACAGTATAGTGAATTTCACCGCTCCTTTCAACTTGTCTGTCTTTCTCATAGGGATTGCCATTCCTTCCGCATCTAAGTTCATCTGAATGTTAATATTATTCTGGATATCGTACTCGGTGCCAACAAGGAGGTCATCTATTTTGGGGTCGAAGCCAATGCTGAATGATTGCGAATAATACTCTTTGTCGTCAACACATTCTCCCGGGGTTTTATATTTACGCCACACGTAATCTGTTATCGTTCCATTACCAGTTCCTGGTGTGTCGCCATCGAAGAACTTTTCGCCTTTTTTCTTCTCGACGAGACACTTGTCTCCAATAACAAGCATACACATCAGCACTGATAGTTTAGAAATGTCATCCTTATCTTGGAGATTGATATTCCGCTGTAGCTTGAAGTACTGAGGGGTCTTGTCAGAGTAAGGTACAAAGCCGTTTTTGACATCTAAGTTTAATATAGGTTTAGAACTTGGCGTTTCTGCTTTATAGAACTCCTGAGTATAGTATTCGTTGTCATTACGGCCCTTGACAGCGTGAAGGTCTTTGTAATATACGGGCGATACGTAAGGCGGGCATGACAGCTCTCTTATAGGGTTATATGCTATTTTGCCTGATATTACCATGTAATTGGTGGTGTCGTTATCTACAGGAGAGTATATTCCTGCCTCTGCGGTGTCTTCGTATGTAGCGCATGGTATCATCGACATTAAGCCCTTGTTAGGGCTGTTTGAACCTCCCAAGCCTGCCTGAACGCCATGAATTCCAATGACGAGACACTCTTCCATATCAACCTTCGATTTTACAGAATTGTCTTTAGTGCTGAGTGTTGTTATAGCACATCCCACCTCTAACAAAGCTGTGCCTCGGCTTCTACCTATAAAGTCGGGCAATACATATTGGTGGCGATTGTCTCCCGCATACGGAAAGTAAGACTCAGATGCGTTAACTCCCATTACAGACTGGGGACGGAATTTCCATTTACTGTTGTTCATCACGCGAATATACCAATCGGCAAAGTAAGCCTTACCCCAGTCTGTGGTGCGTCCTCCTGTACACGCCTCAATAAATGCTTGTTTTGGCGTTTTTGTGCCTCCTGGAGAAACGATTTCGCGGAGATAGAATTGCTTCCCCGTGAATGGAGAAAAAAGGTCGTCTTTATCAAGTGGGCTTCTGATAAGGTTTTTCATACTTTTCGTATCGCTTTTCAGTACCAACTTGTTGAATGCTTCGTCAATATTTATTTGTGTGTCATCGTCAGCAACCGTGTCCAGGGTAATGTCTATAGTGCTGCGTGGGGATATTATTACGGATTGATTATGCGTAAGGTCTTTCCATTTTATGTTGTCGTTATTAAGATTGCGCAGTGTCTCCCAGGCGTAGATATAATATGTTACGCCGTTTTGTACAATGTGCAAGTCTAAATACCGCATAATTTCTTCTACTACTTTATCCTGCGTCCAAACGTCCTCCTCTTCCTCTTCAAGAAAGAGAAGATCGGATATGGAGATGTCGTGAAAAATGGAAGTTTCAGTTTCTTTTTTGTCAATGCTCTTGCTGTCATCGTAACATACACGGAATGTATTTATTGCCTTGTCTTTGTTTATAATGACTTCTGTAGTAGCAGCACAGAGAATAGACTCTAATATCTGCATAAAGGTGCGTTGTTTTGCCTGGCTTCTGATGTCTTCGTAGTTTACTCCAGGCATACCTGCGCCCATATATTGAGAATATTGTAATGATGAAAGTATGTCAATACAATTTATCTCTACTTCGTCATATTCAAAATTGTATCCCTGCGAGAATACGAGTGGCTCTATATATCCCGCAAAGATGATTGTGTCATCCTGCCGCACGTTTACAATAGTACTACGGCATGATGTGTTGTAAAAATCACTGATGAAATCTTTACACAAGAGGCGTATTGTGCAACTGTGTCGTAAGAGATGATCGAACGTGTCGTTCATCTCGTTGGTTATTTCAATGGGGTCGTCTTGAAAGTAGATATCACTGCCTTCAGAGCCGATGACTTTCTCCTCGGTTCTGTCTCCTTTTGATAAGATCTCAATGGTAATAACCTTACCCTTCCGATTTATAAATTGCCCGTGTATATACATAGTTTCCCTTTTTCTATATTAAACAAGATTTGAACGCCGTCCAGACTTACTTGCTATCTTGCGCACGTTACTTAGAGTCTGCTCTATACTTGTTCCTCGCGTCTTTCCACGCACGTCAACCACGAGGTGCACGTTATTCATTTGTGTAGGTGTCACTTGCGTAGGTGTCATTTGCGGTAACTCTCTTCGTACAAATGACGGTGGGGTATAGCGTGGCGTATTTATCATCTGGAACAAATGAGCCTGTTGCGTTTTGTTTAGTATCATTTCGCCACTATTGACACGTGCAAATTTTCGGTCGCCAAAGGTAGAGGTACCACCAACGACACCACCAGTTGCAAAACTTGACATTGCTGCGATTGCTGCCACAACGGCTGCCACACCAGCTGCGATTGCTATAAGGTTGGCTGGGAACGGCATCTTTGCTCCACTTGCGGTAGCGTTAGCTATCGCTTCGCCTTCCTTAGCAACCGTGTTGACGGTAGACGCAGCGGTGTTCGCGGCGGTTACGCCCGTATTTACTGTTGTTGCAGTAGTGTCTGCTGCTGTTGCAGCGGCATGTGCAGTTGTTGCAACGGATAGGAGGTTGTAGAGTTCTACTATTCCCTGTATTCCCTGTGCAATAGATATAAATCCATTAATCATTGCAGAGGTTTTTTCCCATGCGTTGCCATTACCTTCAAGTGCATCAGAAATGCCCTGTATGCCGCCACTGATGTTTTGCACGCTTCCCCAACCTTTCTGTATTTGTTCAAATGCTTTGTCAAATCCAGAAGGTTCAAGAGTGATTTTTATCGGTTTAAGACTAAGATCGGCGAGTTCTTTGTTTACCTCGTCTATCTGTTTCATGGCCTCATCTTTGCCAATGATGCCAATTTCATAGTCGTTTTGGATGCGGCTTGTCTTCTGCTGTGCGTTGCTATAGCTCTGACGTTTGTCGGCGGCGGAGCCTTGCTCGATGTACTCGGGCGTGACTTCGGCGGCTATGGAGACCTTGCCCTTTGTCGCCTCGTCTATCTCCGCCTGTATCTCGGTTATCTTTGCTGAGGCTTTGGTTCTTGCTTCGATGGTTGTAGCCTCATCGAGACTGCGCTGTGCGTTCTGCAGCTGCTCTTGCAGCTCTTCAATAGGTGTCTTGAAGTGCACCTCGATAGGCTTCATCCCGAGCGCAGACAACTGCTCGTTGATGTCGGCAATAGCTTTCTGCGCTGAGGCTTTGTCTATCAGTCCAGAGTCGTAGTCCTGGCGGATGTTGCCGATGCGCTGCTGTGCGTTGCTGTAGCTCTTGCGTTTATCGTCGGTGGAACCTGCCACGATATAGGTCGGCTCTGTGGCGGCTTCGATAGACACCTTGCCCTTTGTCGCCTCATCTATCTCCGCCTGTATCTTCTTCACCTTTGCGTCGGCTTCCACTCGTGCTTCTATGGTCAGGGCGTTGTCCTTGGTCTTCTGAGCAGCAGACAGCTGCGCCTGCAGCTTTTCGATGTATGTTTTCGGCTCTACAGCGGAGGGCGTATTGGTGGTGTTGGTAGTATCCCTAACAGGCTTAGCAGGCTTGTCTGCAGTAATAAAACCTTTGCTTGCTTCCAGTTTTTCAGCTAACTGTTTTTGTGTGTCGGCAATTTCTTGATTGACGGCGTTGAGACTCTTGTCTATTGAATAAATTTGTTTGTTGCCCGAAACGTTTGTGCCGTTGTATCTTTCTGCGCCTATTTTGGTAAATCTCCATTCTCCATCGTTACCAACTTTACCATAGCGCTCGTTGCGCCAGTTTTCCGGCACGATGTCGCCCTCTTTGGCGTTTCTTCCGCTATTCTTGGCATCGTCGGAAATACTCTTAGTTACCTTCTTTTTCTTGTCAAGCAGGTCGATTTGTTTTTGGTATAATGCTGTAAGCTTCGCAGCGTATGCAGCTGCCATAGCTCTTTGCATGAAAGCCTCTACCACAGCATCGGTCTTGTTGTTAAAGATATTCTCGGCTTCCGAGACATCGTTTATCTTCAGTCGGAGTTCGCCGAAAGCTGATTGGTTCTGCTTTATCCATTGTATCTTCTGCTGTTCGGTAGACAAAGACTTCCATCCTTCCTTGAGTTTGTCGTATTTCGACATGAGCTCCGAATAGGTAGACTTCAGTGTGCTGTCATAGGCATTCTTCACCTCATCGGCTGCGCTGTTCATCTCCTTCATCGCTTCCGCCTGCTCGCTTGCTTTGTCTTTAGCCTCCGAAGACTTTGAGCAGAATGCGTTTATTACTTCTGTGAGGGCGACTATTGCTATACCCACGCCTGTAGAAATAAGCAAAGACTTAATGGCTACCTTTAGGGTGGTCGCCCCGATGGTCGCCCCAGTAAAAGCCGCACTCAATGTTCTCGTAATAGCAGTCAATCCTATCATCGTTGCTCTGGATACCACAAAAGCGGCATTTGCTGCAGTTGTCCTTATTCTTACGATAGCCTGGGTGATACCGAGTGATTGCCACGCCTTTACCAATGTCGAAATGGCTATCACGCTATTGCCTACCTGCGTCGCGATATTAAGATACGGCATGATGCCGCTTAATGCGGACGCAATACCATCGGTGAACTCTGCAATTTGGTTCTTCATCATCTGGAAGCTCGCCGCACCGCTACTGCTCATAGTCGAGAATGCCTCGTCGACGGTGCCGGCGCTATCCTTCATCGAGGAGATATTTTCATTGAATTTCTCTGCGAGCTGTCCTGTCAGAGGGCCGATAGCACGCAGGCTTTCTGCTGAACCGAATAGCTTTCCGTATATCTCCTGCTCCAGCATACCGCTCTTTTGCGCGTACTGCTTTACGTTCTTGTCGAGATCGGTTAGGAAGTTCTGCAGGCCGCCAGCTGCTTTGATGGATGCAGCGTTGAACGATATGCCCATTTGCTCTGCCATCTTGCCGGCTTCGCTCGAAGGCTTTATAAGCGCGGTGAATACGGCTGCGAGCTGCGTTGACACCTCGGCGGTATTGCCGCTCACTCCGGTGAGCGTAGAGAATGTCGCCATGAGCTCATCTATGCTGACACCCAGCGTTGCAGCATTACCTGTCACTCTCGGGAGTGCCTGTGCCAGCTGCTCGAAAGATGTCACGCCGTTCTTGGCGGTAAGCTGTATTTTATCCTGTATGTCTCCTGCTGCATCCCATGAAAGACCGTAGTTCTTTATGACGGTAGAGGTCACTTTAACTGCCTCGCCGAGGTCTGCGACACCTCCTACAGAAGCCTTTGCTGACTTCTGGAGAAATGTTATCCAGTTGTCTTCAGGTACACTGTTGCTTATTACTTGATATAGTCCATTTGCAAGTTCTTCGCGCGCCATTGGTATATCCTTGGCAAGTTCCGCAACTTGGTCTTTGAGTTTAGAGAAGTCTTCGCCACTCTTGCCCGCCATTGTATTTGCGGTATTCATAGCTGCGCCGAAACTGCGACTTTCTTCTGTGAGGTCGTTAAAGGTGGAAGATATGTTTCTTAAAACTTCAAAGCCTTGGTTGAAGGATATAAGAGCATCTCTCATGTCAGAAGCAGTCGTTCTTACACGAGAGATGTTTTTCTGCATCTCGTTCAAATCCGAGGTCGCAGTAACGATTTGCTCCTTTCCGTCTACGCTGAGTTTTATGTTAAATTTTATCTCCTTTGCCATAAATACTTATAATGAAGAATGTATGTTATATAAAAAATCAGTATCTTTGCCTTTGTAAACATAAAATTCTTATGAATATGAGAAACAACGAAGAAAATTCCGATAGAAAAAAGCGATGGCAGCGATGGACTACAATAATGTCCTATTCCTTAATCATCTGGATTGCATCCGTTGCTGCTCTTATTATTACTGACAACGAATCATCGTTAGCCCTTATCGTCTTTTTGATAAGCACCGTGGTCTTTTGGGTAGGATTTGCTTCTCTGCTGTCGCTTTCCGCAAAAGAGCCCTGGATCTAACTTTTCTTTACCTTGTTCAAAAGTGCTTCAAATCTTCGCTTCGCCTCTTCTTTCGATACAGCCGGTGCTTTCTGCATCGGCTTTTTCTTTTCCCACGGGAACGGAAGTACTTTCTGTGGTGTCAGGCTGCCCTTTACGTGCGGCTGCAGGGCTATTGTCGCCATCATGCGCATACACTCCCATCTGTCCCGAAGCTGTGCCTCCTGCTGCTCGTTCCATGCTCTGTAGATATGGTCGAACTCCTCGGGCGTGAAGCCGCAAAAATCAGAATAGGGGATGCCGATGTTGCCAACGGCTATCCCCAGCAGCTCAAGTATTTCTAACTTTTTTTTTCAGCCGAAGCCTCAACGCCTGCAGCGTCGCCGTTGATAGCCTCCGTCCATGCGGCGACATCGTCAAGCGTCACGCTGTCGGCAAAGTCCATGAGCGAAAGACCGAACTCCATGCCGTCATGCTTACACGCCGATGCTATACAGCAAAACAGGTATGTGCACATGTCCGTCACGTCGTTCGAGATGGCGGACACCTCCTTTCCTGTTTCCATTTTGAAGCGGAGCATAGCCCCATAGTCTGTCTACAGGGGTATGCCTTTCCGTTGATTGTGATTTCTACTTTTTTCATGTCTTCGCACTTTATTTTGCAGCTACACCCGAGCCTGCCTTGCCCGGGTAAACCTCAGGCTCGCCGTCGTTCTCCAACGAAAGGCTGTAGGTCGCATCGTCAGTGGCTGGTGATGACTCCTCTATTGAGGCGATAATAAAGTTACCCTTAACATAAGGTTTCTGGTCTTCGCCACGTTTGAAAGCCTCTATCTCTACGCTTTGGCCCTTACCCCAGGAAGGGGCGAGCTGTTCAAAACCGTTCTCGGTCTCGTTGTAGAAACGGAAGCCCTCCGCGCTGATGGAGATAGAGAGGCCGGTGACACCCTTGCCCTTCCACAGACCGCTGCCTTTGGTGGCGGTCGCTGCAGGCTTGACTGCTCGGTCTTTTGTCTCCGAGTTGAACGTGAGTGTGTGAGTAGAGCAGTGGCCTACGGCCTTGCCGTCTACTTTCAGCAGAATGTCACTGCCGTTAATAAATCCACTTGTTTCTGCCATAACTATAAGTTTTTAATGGTTAAATTTTTACTTGGAATACAAGCTGCTGCACATAGGCATCGTCCTCATAACCCTCCTCGCTATCAATGAGAATACAGCTGCGCATACGGATGCCGTCCAGTTCACCTTGCTTGTAGTCGAGTGCCGCACGTGCAGCTTCCGCAAGTTCTACACCTTCCGCATATTGTGCTGTGTAGCACACTACCTCCATCGTTACGGTGTCTGCACCAGGCATACCCGCTTTTGTAGGGTTGTGTGCGAGAGCTGCACGTCTGTAGAGGATGTATGGCAGCTGCGCCTTGTCTGTTACCACAGGAAATACCTTATTCGTTTTCGTCTTCACTTCCTTATCGGAGAGAAGCATGTTGCGAATGATGGCACCTGCGCTGAGAGATGTCTTCTTTACCATTGCTTGTTTTTTAGATGAGTCCTTGTTTCTTAGCCGCCTTTTCGAGGTTGTCCTGAAGATTGTTGAAGAGGTTCGTCTCTACGCTGTCGGCGGTCTGCTGCTCTGTCTTGGCGAGGAAAGCGTAACGCTTCATCTTGCCACGGTTCGCACCGCCTCTCACGTATTGACGTATCTTCTTGCCCGTAAAACGGCTCTTGCCGAAGAACGAAGAAATTCTTCTTCCGGCCTTGCGATACCTGGTTCCGTCCTCTGCCCACATCAGCACCGGCTTTTCCTTGCTCTGCCGGTTCATGTGTATGCCCTTACGCTTACCGTGCGGCTTCACGCTCACCATAAAGCCCAGACCGTAGCGGTCGGGGTAGGTACGCACGTATATGCCGCTTGACAGGCTGCGCTTGGTGCCCTTGCCTATGCCGCTGCTGCTGAGGTTGGCTACGGCTGCTTTCTTCAGACGGTTGCCTTCGCGGCGCGTGGCGCCCTTCATGGCCTTTCGCTGTGTCTTTGTATCAAGTGCCTTGTAAACGTCGAGAAACGGTCTTTTGATATCACTGACGGTTTGATTCATAGGACTTGTTATTCGTTTACTCGTTCGCATATCAATGTCTTCATGCCTCGATCGAGGTTCGGTATGATCGCCACTACGGTGTACAGATAGCCGCCGAGCTGCTGCACCCGCCAGTTCTCTTCTACCTGGTGCGCGTCACGGATGTTGTACTCAGCCCGATAGTCGGGGAAGTGTTCTCCGACCTCCTCGCTGCGGTTGCCGCTCTGCTTCACCCGCTGCGCTCTCACCGTCCTCTGCAGCTCGTAGGCGTTGGTCTCTTCGCCGTAAGCGTTGGCGGTCGCAACGGGCTTGAGCAGCTTTATTCTGTACTTCATGTCTCCTGCTCTCATACCAGTTTTCGATAAGGCTTAATCAATGACTGCAACGAATCGGGCACGGCGTGCATCTGGACGCTGCTCACGCTCTCACGCTGGTTGTACCAGTGTGCGCCGAGCATCATCGCTGCGTGCCTGATGGGCGTTGGCAGGTTGCCGTTACCCATCTCCACAAGTTCCTCGGGAGTTCTGTTTGTCGCCGTTATTACGGCCGTCTCTGCCGTGTCGAGTACATGAGCGAGATACTCGTCATCGTCGGCGAAGTCGTCAGCTCTCACGTGTTTCTTGAATAGTGCCAAATCCGTTATAGCCATGATTGATGTTTTTATTAGATATACGAACGTTCAAAATTTACGCCTTAGCAACCTTGCCGAGCGCGAAGGCTTCTGGACGTACGGTAATAGTAGCATAGTCTGCGTTGAGAACGAAGTCCACTGCGTCCTTGCGTGCCTTGCTGTACGGGTCAACGATAAAGCGGATATTGCCGAAGAGACCCATCGGCTGGTATCTCCAGTCGCCGAGACCGATGAACTCCGTGCCGTCGGTGTCGCGAATCTCGTTGGAGGTGTATACCGGGAGGCCGCAGAGCATGTCGTTCTGGATCATCGGAACGTAGATACCCTTCTCGTTGATAGGTGTACCTTCGAGGATGGCTGCCATGCTCTTTGTCATTACCCAGCAAGCGTTAGAGCCTTCGATGCCGGTCTCGAACATCTTCGCCTTCATACCGTTGAGTTCCTTGAAGGTAGGCACAGCAGACAGCGTAGTAGCCTTGGTCTTCAGGGCTACGAACGGACCTGTGAGCTTTGTCGAGACGTTCAACTTGTTGGTGCTGCAGATTACCTTGTTGAGGAGGCGACGGAGGGCGAGCGGCATGATTTCACGCACGATCATCTCCAGGATGCCCTGCGACTGGTTGAGCGACTGGTTGGTTACCGGGATAGCGATACCGATGCGCTCCGGTGTAGCTCTCAGCTTGTTCAGGTTAATCTTCTTGTCGGTGAGTTCTACACCCTCACCAGCAAGCTCAGCGTCTACGTTCTCGTAGAGCGGCCATACATAATCGCCTGCGAGTCCTGTAGGCATAGGCAGACCTACCTTGTCGAGGATAAAGCCTTCCTGCAGCGGACGCATAATCTCCTGTACGTTGAGAGGTACGATGCCGCCGTTGTTCACGTCAGACACCATCATCATGTCTCGCACAAGCAGAATCTCCGTGCGTTGGCCCTGTGCGCTGTTCTCGCGGATCATGCGTGTAGCCTCCTCGATGGCGTTCGGGTTCTCGCGGAGGTGCTCGGCTGCTGCTGCCTGCATCTTCATCTGCAGAATCTGGTTCTCACGGGTAAGTGCCTCGAACTCGGCGGTCTCCGCCTCGTTGCGCTCACGCTGCTCCTTCTCGCAAGCGTCCGCAATCTCTGTGATGCGGTCGCAGTTCGCCTGATACTTGTTTACAAGCTCGCGAACGATAATGTTGTTCTTTGGTTTCGTCATATAACTACTGATTTATGATTAGAAAATTCGTTTTTGTGCTGCCTGGCGCATTTCGCGCAACTGCTTGTTTGCCTCCTCGTTCTTTCCTTTCGCCGGAGCTTGGCGCAGATCGTCGCGCAGCTTGTCGGTAAGCTCTCGCGCCTCTACGCTTGTGTCAGGGTAGTACGGGTTGGCGGCAAGCGTGAAGTCGTAGATGCCGAGAATGCTCTTTACGGTGTATGTGATGTTTACCGTGCCGTTCGGCGCCGTCTCGCTGGTACGCTCCACGAAGTCGCTGTTGTAGTAGCGGGTCGAGAAGGCGAAGCTGCAGCCCTTGATGTCGCCGCGGCGCACAAGTTCGAGTGCCTTGTCGCCGTCTACGGTGTTCGGGGCGTCAAACTCGAAGGCTACGCCCTTGTCGTCGATGGAGTAGGTGAGCGTTCCTTTACCCTTGTCGCTGCGAGCGAGAAGCAGGTGGTTGTCATGGAACATCGTCATCTTGATGTCCTGGCTGTCAAGAAACTCTTGACTGACAGCGCCCGGGGCTATCATCTCCCGGGCTTCGCTGTCATCGTCGCTCCACAGAGGCTCTGACGGAGTATTGAAAAGTATTGCGTACCCCGTGATGGTGCGGCTCGGGGCTTCGCCCTCTGCCGCCTCCCTCACATGCAACATATTCGGGGTACTTAAACAACGCTTAATGATCTTGTTGGTATCTTCTGTCTTTTTCATATCGTATGGGGGTTTGTTACTGGATATTATTGCCGAAGGAGCCCTCGTTGATGTCCTTCAGGTTCGCCGATACGAGCACCTTGTCTCCGCCTGCCACCGGCGGCTTGTTCTCTTCCTTACGCCAGTCGTTCACTGTGTAGATGCCTGCTGCGATGGTGTTCGCCTGATACTTCACCCTGCTGTCGAGGTCGCAGGCGTACAGACCTCTTCGGTCGAACTGGAACTTTCGTTTGCAGCACAGCGACGGAGCGACGAGCTTTCGCAGCATCTCGTTTTCTATGTTGCGCAGCAGCGGGTTGAGCGTGTTGGAGAGGAACGCCACGTTCGCCATCTCGGCACTCTTGTAGTTGTTGCTGGTGTCGTCGAACACGAAAGACGGGTGCACGCCGAAGAAGCGACAAATGTCTCGTATCGTAAACTTGCGGCTCTCTAAAAACTGCATATCTGTTGACGAGAGTGAAATCTGCTTGAAGTCCACCTGTCCCGGGAGACTCACGATGCGCTCTCCGCCCTGGAATTTGTTGTCAATGCTTTCGGCTGTGTTCTCCAGCTGTACATCCTGGTACTCTCCGAAGCCCGTCACCGACTTGTCGTTTGTCACAAGTCCTCTCACGTTGCCGCCGTTGGCGAAGCGTTTCAGCGTCTCACGGTCGCCCGTAAGCGCTATGTCGAGAGTCTGACGTGCGTATTGCAGCACGCTGATGCCAGTCTTTCCGTCTGCGCTGTGTCCTTTGATGTGTATGATGTCCTGCTCTCTGTAGCAGCCGTACACACCATTAATCATGTCGGTGACGTTGTATGTGTCGCGCAGGACATCGTGCGACACCGTGCCGCGTCCGCAGAGTACGAGTCGGTCTATCTCGAGCGTCGCCGTGTTGTATACTGGCACGATGTAGGCGTTGCCATCAAGCAGCACGTGCTCTACGGTCTCCTTCCAGAAGTCGAACGCTGATTTTGTGAAGTCGGGCTGTACGTCAAGCAGGTAGTGGAGGCGGCTTGTCCTGTCCTCTACGAAGATGCCGTCCTTCAGTCTCATGTATAGAAGCGGAAGGTTGGCTACGCTCTCGCTGAGCAGCTTCACGCATCGGTACACTGTTGCAACGGACATGGCTGTAGCTCCCGATCCGTAGTAGCCGAAGAAGCCTGTGTAGTCTCCGGCGATGGTCGTTTTGCTTTCGGATCCTTCCTTCTTGCCCGATTCTCCTCTAAAAAAATTCGTTATGTTTTGCCAAAATCCCATGTATGTGTGCCTTTTTATCCTCAAAGATACAGCTACTATAGTAGCTTTTAAAATGACAAATGGCGCATTTGGGTACATTGTGGTACATTGTGGCGCAATTATTAGTTTATTAAGTTTTGTTTACAATCGTAAACATATAGAAAGTAGCATAGAATTTCAGTTCTTTCCAATATTTAAAGAACTGGAAAGATTTATAGCGAGTGCCTATGATACAAAAAGCCCTCGATGCGTCACGCACCGAGGACTCCAATAAGCTCTTTATAATAATGAATGCTGCGAATTAGAAACTTGCAGCGGTCATGGTGCCGCATGGTCGGGCGGCGGTGTTGAATTTATTAAACAGTGACCATTTCAATATCCTTGGCAAGTCATAGTATAATAGTCAAAATAAAATTAGCGACACGTTAGGTATTATGTTCTTTTGTTATTTATGAACACAGATGCTATGCTTGCGATGCCTGCCAGACCGAAGATACCTGCAAACCACGCTCGGTCAAGATATAGAGCATACGCTGCCAAGCCCATTGTCGCAACAATAGCAAAAAAGGCAAAAAACATGCCCCACCAATTCATATTGCCAACCTTGTGTTCGTTGTAGCTGAGTATCTTCAGTTTCTTTTCATCTTGTTTATGACGGTGAAGCTGCTCACGCTCAGACGACTTTATAAGGAAGTCAACAATTTTGGGGTCGATATTTTTATACTCTGCCAACTCTTGAGGAGCAGGCAGTATATTGTCATCGACAGAAACAGTTTGCTCAATATGGTTGCCCACTGCGTCACCGTTAGAGATGTTTGTACCCTTAATTGAATAGGATTGTTTAGCCATTGTTCAAAACTAAATTATTAAACGCCGTGCGTACGTCACGAGCAACATTGTCACGATCTTTTCTGAGGTTCTCCATATCTGTGTGACGATTTGATGGTTTGCAGAACATCTCACGCTTTAGTGCCTCAATCTCAAATGAGTTCTCTTCGTATTTGCCAGAAGAGGCATGGCGCAAAACGGTAAAACCATTTTTTATAAAATGGGCGATATTGTTGATAATGCACATAGTTTTGCCTCCTTGTTTGTTGTTTTATTGTTTCTTTCTTATTTTTTTGCAAAGTAAGCGATTTTTTTTGAGATAATCATTAATAGTTGTATGAAAAAACTATACTAAAGATGAAATAATTTTGCAAAAGCCTCGATGCGTCACGCACCGAGACTTAAAGCGCGATAAAACTATTGCTATAATGCCAAGCTCATAGCGTTTAGTTTTGTTGACATATCGTTGAGGGCAAAGCGTAAGGTCTTTAGCTCTTCGTCTGTAAACTGAGACGGTTTGCCATTGACGATGTTGCCGTTGAGTTTGTGAGCGAGCCATGAGCGCGACTTCTTGAAGTAGGTCTTGGCTATGTATGCCATTGAGACCATATCGGTAATCTCGCCAAGGCGTTCAGCCATGCGTTGCTCATGCACGTCATTAGCTGTGGTCTTAATGAGAGACTCCAGAGCTTCAGTGAAGGCCTGCTCGTTCTCACTTCTTAGAGCGTTCATTTCAGCGTCCACGGCTACACGTTCCTCGTCGGTCGTTGCCAAACGTTTGCGCTCGGCAAGAGCCTTAATCTTAGTCTTGTAATCTGTCATAATGTATATTGTTTGAAATAATCCTCAAAAACTCCCCCTCCCATTTAAGGGAGAGGAGTCTTTTCAGTCATTTTTGATGTCGTCTTCAAGTTGCTCGATTTCTTTCTGTGCTATCTTTTTAAAAGTACTGGGGAACTTTTTCCAATACTCAAGATAGAAAAGCAAATCGTCTTCTTTGTCCTTTAGTTCCTTCGATTTTTTTAATTTCTTCATAGGCGATAAGTTTTTTATCACAATGCAAAGGTAATAAACTTTTGTTGATTACGCAAGAAAAACGCCAATTATTTTCAACAAAAGTTTAATAAAAACCGCCGACGCATCACGCGCCAGCGGCTCCGAAGCTAATCAACAAAAATGTAAACAACTGCTTATATACGTTACGGCTCTCTTACAATAGGGGGGTTGTCTTGTCTATAACTACAAGTGCCGTATTAACCATTGTGCCAGCCTCCTTGAACGACTTGTCCGGGAGTTTGCGCATATAGCCTCCGTAGTGTGCGACGGCGTCGCGCAGTATTTTGTACTGACCGTCAGTACGCCACATCACAGCCTGAGAAGCGATAGCTACGACCTTGCGGTTTGCCATTGAGATCGCCTTGAGGATGTGCAAAGCGTCTTGTCGCTTACAAAACGGCGGGTTCATTACTATAACATCGTACGATGCCGACGACGTGAATTTTAGAAAGTCCTCGCCGACGACGCGGAAGCCTCGCTTCTCAAGTATGGCTCGGTTTTTAGAATCGAGTTCGATGCAGTCGGGCGATGGCATAAACTGCGCAATATTGCCTTGTCCTGCAGAAGGCTCAAGCGTGCTCTCTCCTTGACGTATATCCGCTATCTCTACAATCTCGCGAGCCAGAGACTCGGGGGTAGGGAAGAACTGAAGTGCTTGTCGCTCCGGAATGTATTCGCCAGAGTCGGCGATGGATGTAATGAGGTCGCCTACATCCTCCTTGAATACAAAAGCCTTCTTCGCACTCGACCACTTGCCGCCGATACTCTTCAGTACCTTGGCTACATGTTCGTATAGCTTGCGTTCCAGCTGCCCAGGCAGACGTAAAAGGCTGCCGTCAAACTCGGAGGTCTTCAATACCTCCACAACAGAAAAGTCTATCTTCATACGTTATAATATTTATTGAATTTTAAGAAGTCGTGAGTATGCACTACGTGCATCATCAATCATTTGCAGAGTGTCGCTATCCGGTGGCAAATTGCCAAGCATGTCTGCTATCTTGCCGAGTTTTTCCGATAGCTTTCTCATATGTGCCCGCTGCTCCTTACGTTCCTGCTCTATAACAGAAATGATACCTTCGCATGATAGAAAGTCGTCCTTCTTACCTTTGTATGCGAGAATCATGGTGGCTATAGATGTCAGGCGAGACACCAGCCACTCCTGGATGAATAGTGCAGGGAGTGTGAAGCGTATCTTCTTCAGCACGGCAATATCTACTTTGTTTTGAAAACCGAGCACTACCTCATCAGCAGTGTCGGGTATCGCATCGAGTAGTAGACGTGACACTACTGCCATAAGATATTGCCTTGACACGCCCTCTTTGGGACGTAAGGCGCAGACGTGTTTCGACAGAATTGCCGTGCCTTCTGTGTTTACGGCCATTTTCCCTATCGTACCAACTACCGATACAAGTATATCTCCTTTTTCTGTGAGCGTTGGCAGGTTGAGCTTCTCGTAGCACCATCGAGAAGGCACGAAGCGTCCTTGTATCAGGTCTGAAGCTCCGACCACAACAGGCAGTCCGTATTTTTTCTCGTTGGTTTTCTTCTTGTCTACATTCTTACCTTGTAGCACCTTACAGATGTCCGCGAGTGCTACGACGTTATCTATATTTTCATCCATAATTTGCATGTTTTCGTTGTTTTATCTTTCGTAAGTGTACATCAGCCCGAGCGTCATCAGCATGGTTATGGTACCGTCTATCTTGCGGTACTGCGACAGCTTCAGCGGCTTCTTGTTCTCCAGGTTGTCGGTGTCGAGCACGCAGTTGGAGAGGCAGAAGGTGTTTATGGGGTTGTCGTTGAACACGATCTTCGGCGGATCATTCCACGCCAGCATCTCGAACGACTCCACCGGGAGGTTGAAGCTGCCGTATGTCTGGCTGTATGGAGTGAGCACGTTGCGGGCTCCTACCGACGAGAGGATGCTCGTCAAGTCCTGCGCCTTGTACTTGTCGTAGCCGATGCGTATGATGTTTACCTTTTTGGATCGGCGCAGAATGTCTTCCGCTATCTGCGCCACGTCTATCTTCTGTCCCTTACAGAACTGGAGGTGTCCTTTGGCGTGCCATGAGCGGTAGAGCTGCTCGTTGGGGTGTCCTTTCAGTGCGCCTTCCGGGAAGTAGTAGTCGGTATGGCAGTAGAACTTCTTTGACTCCGTTGAGTAGATCGTATAAGACACGGCACTGAAATCATCATGTATCGAGAGGTCGAACGCCACAGCGCAGTCGGGATGCCCTGCAACGTTGTCGATGTCGAACTTGCCGAGCAGGTCGTTCGCCTTCTCGTAGGTGAACCACGTCTTCTCGTCGCTCACGCAGAAGATGTTCAGCAGCTTTGTGCGGAAAGCAAGCATATTCTCCGCAGACAGCTGTGCGTTCTCGTACTCCCGTTCGTAGTAGTCGGGCTGCACCGTTATGCCGAGATGAGGCTGCACCTTCGCCCATGTTGCAGGGTCGCTCTCGTCGTCGTCAACGTCCGGCATAAAGATGGATGCAAACATGGTATCGTTCGCTTTCTCTCCTCGCAGCACCGCCATCACACCATCGAGCTCTCCCTTGAACGGCCCATCCACCACCTCACTCGCTGTAGTGATCACTATCACGAGCGGTTCTCGGCGAGGGCCCATTGAGGTTGTAAGCACGTTCTTCAGGTCGGCGCCGTTCTTGCCTGCCGTGTTGCGTGCCTGCGCATACTCGTCCATGATGACAAGCGATGCGAATAGTCCGTCTTTCGTCTTGGCGTTGGCGGTGAGACACTGGATAAGGCTGTCACGGCCACGATCCAAGAACGTTATCTTCTCGCGGTTTACCCGGAAGTGGCGTCCGCCTGCGTCGAGATCAAACATTATGGCTCGTATCTCGTTGAAGCATATCTTCGCCTGGTCGTAGCTATTGGCTCCTACGTAAGCCTGTGCGTTGTTGTCGCCGAAGAGCATGTCGTATACGGCGAGAGCTGCGCTGGAGGTTGTCTTCGAGAACTTTCGGGGCACGAAGAGATAGACGGAGCGTATCAGTCGCCGTCCGTCGGACTTTACGAAGCCGAAGATGTTGGCGAACTGGAAAGCCTGCACCGGTGTCAGCTTGTAGCGTGTACGTCCGTTGATGCCGCTGAAGCGCAGAGCCTGGTAGAAGCGAAAAAAGTGCTTTACACGCTTAGGACACCATTCGTAGCGGTCGAGCATACGGAAGAAGCGTTTCACTGCCAGCAGCTCGTAGAGGTTGTGCCGTTCCGGGTTGTCTATCACGCCGTACACGTAGTCGCCGATGCGCCGGTCTGTCTCGACAAGCGCACAGCGATAGCGGGTAGGGTAGGCATCCCTGTCTCTCTGCAGCCATGCCGCTGTGTCTGCTTTCAGGCTCCGTAGCCTTACTTTCTCCTCTTCCGTCATTCATCGCCCTCCTTCATAGCCTTCATGAACTCGTCGAGCGTGTCGTCTTCAGTCCTGCGTTCCTTGCCGTCGTTGTTCATGCCCAGAGCACGGAGGGCACGCTGCGCCAGGCTCGCCACGTTGAGGTACAGCTTCTCTTTCGGGTTTACCGTGTGTCGCTCGTTGCCCTCTCGGCTGTACTCTACGTTCACGGAGCTGTAACCATCCCGGAGCATTTCTTCATTGAGCACTTCCGCTCTGACAAGCAGCTGCGCCGTCAGCTCTACCTGGTATGTCAGCTCAGCGGTGTACTTGCCCTGGCTCTTCAGCAGCTTTATGATGTAGTCCTTCTTGTTCTTCACCCTGCGCTCTATGCGTCGGCGCTCCTTTTCGTCAGCGGGATTGGGCAGGATAGGCTCTGCCGATGGCGCAAAGTCTTTCTGCGCCTTGTCGCTGTAGCCTCGTTTCTTGCCCTTGGTCTTCAGGTAGAATATTATCGCCGTGGTGTCGTTGGCGTTGATGAGCTGCATCAGTTTGCTCTCCACGAAGTCCGTCTGCGTCTCGGCTATCTCGTCCACCTTCTCCTTGAATTCGGGGTCGCTGTTGTACCATCGGTAATAGGTGCTGCGGCTTATGCTGACAGCCTCGCAGGCGACGGCTATAATGCCGTATCCTTGCATCAGGGCTTCCAAGAACTTTTGCTTTTTGTCTTCCATGCGTTTTTTTTATAGTGTGCCAAATGTCCTGTTTTAGGTCTTCAGCCCCCACGGCTCGAAATTTTTCTTGCGCGTGGAAAAAGGGCCGGGCGAGGTTTAGAAGGGGTGCACCCCCTTTTAAAAAACCACCCCCGGGGGGTGCTACCCCATGAACCTGTCTTTGAAGCGGAGAAGATGGGCCTCCGCTCTTTCCTTCGCCTGCTTCTTTCCGCATCGTCCCATCTCCGTATGCGTCTTCACGTGACACTCATGGCAGAGTGCCCGCAGGTTGTGAGGGTCGAACATCAGTTGCTCCTTCTCTCTCAGCGTGAGACCTTCTTCCACCGGGCGTATGTGATGCACCTCGGTAGCCGGAGCGAGCCTGCCTTCCTCCCTGCACCTCTCGCACAGCGGAAAGGCTGTCAGCTTTGTGCGTCTCAGCCTTACCCATTGTGCGGTGTGTATGAGTCTTCTGTAGTCCTTGTCCTTTGCCATTTTTGGTAGGTTTAAAGATAATCGTCACGAGTAGATACTGCGCCAGCACCTCAGTATCTGTCTTCCAGTGGTCACCGGTCTGCCGTTGGCTTGTCTCTTGCGGAACGTTATCAGTCCTTTTTCAGCGTATCGCTTGATGGTGTGACGATCCACATGCAGAGCAGCAGCTGCCTTGCTTACGGTATAGAGGCCGTCAAGTTCCACATCAGGGCGTGTTATTATCATATCGTAGATTGTTTGGTTATTATACTTTCACTGGCAAGCCTGCATACACCCATGCCATCAGGCAAGCATCTCGTTGGTCCTGGTTCATTCTCGGCAATCGGTTCGTCACGCCTACCGACTTCTGAAGCTCAGCCTGCGTTATCTTTCCGTCCTTGCCTTTCCATACCTTGCGCATCGGCTTTGCTACCGTGCACGGTATGTCGAGATGGCTGCACATTTCCTCGATGAGGATACCCGTCTGGTGGTTCATTCCCGTGCGTCTTCCGAGCTCGGCTGCCTTCTGCATCGTCATGTATCCGCCTCCGAGATGCCAGTTAGATCTGACGAGCCAGCCTCCCTCCAGCACCACGAGCACTTTGCCGGGGTTCATGTCTCGCGTCATGGTGAGATAGTCGATGAGGTTAGGAAAGGAGAACTTCATAGGCGTTACGCTTCTGCTTGTGCGGTAGACCACGCCCACGCCGCTCTCGTCTACGTCGGGGTCGATGCCGATTATTATATCCGGCTTGAACTGGTGGGGTATCTGTATCGCTTCTAACATGCTGCCTCCTTCTCCTCTTCGGTTCTCGTGTCGCGGTCGGGGTTCATCTCCAGGGCGTATGTCGCCGCACGGTTATACATGTCGTGATTGTCGAACTTGTTGCGTAGCACCTTCACTGCCAACTCCCACTCCTTGTTGCCGTTGAGACAAACTTCGGGGTCGCTTGTCTGCCTGAAGAGTTCAGAGCAAGCCGTCTCCCATGTCTGGCGCACGGCGTTGAAGTCGCTGCGTCCGAAGGTTGCACGTATCGGCGTACCGCATTGCTCACGGAACTGTTCCATTGCCTGGTCGTGCATATGGCAGCAGATCTCTATCACCGTCATGGCCGTGAGCATGAGAGCCTTCAGCCGATGATCGTCGACGTTCAGCTTTAGCAGTTCGGCATCTACCGAGAAGAAGAGCTTCTGTATGTGCGGTCTCATCTCGTCGTACACGGCATCCGTGGTGTCGAGCCACAGGCCGTATGTCTCGCCAGCCTGGTGCTTCACGTGCACGTCCCAGCGGTCGTATGCCGACAGGGCCTGCTTTACTCCCTTCTTCACTCCGTGACGCCAGTATTTCGTCTTGCTTAGCACCTCGTAGGCATCTACCATCGCTGACTGTGCGCAGTTGTATGCCGCTCCGCATATCACGAAGAAGAGCACCGAGCAGCGCGATATTCTTCTCTGCATCTCTTCCACCTGCTTTTCCGAGGCGAGCATCACACGATGGCCGACGGATCCTTGTATCAGCGTGTTCATAGGCTTCCGGCTTTAAGTCCCAGCTCCTTGGCGGTCTGGAGAAAGGTTATCAACTTGTCTTCTGACACTCTCGATGTTGTGTCGCGGCACACCGTCTCGCTGCCTATCACGTTGAAGTAGACGCGGTCGTTGCCGGTGTCGAGGTAGTATGTTTTCTGTTCCATGTCGTTTTTACTTGGTTTGTTGTTCTCTTGCTGTGTCCTGGCACGGAGGGCGCAGGGCGTGTTCTACGTATCTGCCGAGCTTTGTGCACCATGTTCCGTTGATGCAGCGTCTTGTGTGCCGGCAAGTCTTGCACTTGTCGTTCATGCCCGGTGCAGTAGCGGTTCCCATATTATGCCGAGTCTTTTGAGCGTGCCGTTACGCTCGTAGTATTCGAGGGATTTGCGGGCACTGCTTTGCGGGTCGCGGTTCACGAGGCGCACCAGTCCTTCTATTCGCTCCTTCATTTTCCTGTCCTTGTCGGCGTTGTCCTGCTGAGCCTCAGCTATGGCTTCCGTCATATCGCAGCCTGCGGACGCTGGCTTGTCTTTGCAGCCCTGCTTTGTGCGCCGCAGGGCGTTGTCGTAGTTGCCTTCGAGCGTCTTCACGAGGTTCTCCTGCGTCATCAGCCAGTCGAAGGTTGCCACCCAGTTTCTCGGGTTCTCTCCGTTGGCATAGCTGCTTGCTATTATCTTGTCGACGGCGAGCCTCAGCACGTTTATGTCGTTGTCGTATTCGGCGAGCCTTGCCCTTACGAGGGCCTTGCGGGCGTCTGTCATCAGCGTCACACGGCGCACCAGGCTGCCTGTCTTCTCTGCCTGCTCGTTCCAGTAGGTTTTCAGCGCCACGCACTCGGCATCAATCTCCACCCGTCTTCTCTGTGCCTCCGCTTCCTCACTTCCGCCAGAACTCTCTCCCGTGGGGGTGGGGGTGGGCGAGAGGACCGAAAAAGAAACGGCCGCTTGCGGACTTTCTTTTTCTTTTTCTTTCCCCCCTCTTTCTATAGAGGGGTTTGTTTTGTTTTGTTTCGTTTTGTTTTGTTTTGTTTTTATAGGTGAACATTCGTGCACGTTCGTGCTTTGCGGTGCACGTTCGTTCACATTCGTGCACGTTCGTGCTGTTTTTCCACGTTCGTGCACGTTCGTGCACGTTTGTGCTTTTCCTTCACGTACGTGTTCCGCTGCGTTGTCTGCATCGTGTTCGTGTACGTTCGTGTACACTTGTGCTTCTCGCTTCTTCTGCTCACGTTTCAGGGCTGTCTGTCTGTTGCGCTCGCACTTCGCCTCGTACTTGCCCTGTGCACGGTCTATGGCGTCGCGTATGAAGGCGAAAGCCATCTGCACCATCGGGTCAGCCTCAGCACTTATCTGCGCACCGTCTATCGCATAGGCGTAGAGAGCGTCGAGAAGGTCGCCCTTCTGCTCCTGCGTCATCGTCTTGATTGCAGGGTATTGGGCGGTATATAGCATGAATCCTTCCATATCGTTGATGTTTTATTCGTAGAACAGAGTTTCAGAAAACAACCATGCCGTCCGTCTCCCGACGTGGGGCATGGTGCGTCCGGCACAAAAGTAAAATGAAAAGCACTCTAAACCTAATAAAAACCCGAGTGCCGGACTGCCTGAATTTTTTGATTCTATTCTATTCAATTAATAACTTATTCCCGATTTAATAGGCGAAAGACTTCGCTCTCACTCTTGCTGGTGTAGTGGCGGCGTAACATGCCGGCACCGAGTTGTACAGCATCCAGTCGTCGAGGTCTTTGCGCTTGAAGTAGAGGAGCTTTCCGCCCTTGCTGCGGAAGTGGTTTATCTTGTGCGCCCTTACGAGTTCGTAGAGGAAGGTTTTCTTTATGCCCATGTACTCGCAGGCCTCAGCCGTGTTATATACCGTTTTCGAGGCGAGGATGGTCGCCGTGCGTATTCTTTCGAGCTGCTCTATTATGTTGACGCTCTCGTTGTTCTCCTGGTTCTCCATGTCTATTCCTCCTCTAAGTCTGTGAGTTCCGATATACTTCCCTCGTCTTTCCACTTCATGTAGTAGTGACAGAAGGCGAGGAACGCTGCGAACGCCACGCCCTTGCTGACGAAGAGCTTAGCGGTGAAGGTGCTGAGCGATACGTCTGTGTTTGGCACGGCGATGAGTCCGATGATCATCACAGAAGCGAGTGCGAAGAGCACCCAGTATCTGTAGTTGCTTATTATTTGTTTCATATTGCGTTGTTTGTTTGGTTCGTTAATCTTCCGTATTGTCGATACTTGGTGTCATTTCGTCGGCGGCGATCATGGCGAGGAGGTATTCCTTCTCGTCTGCGCAGAGCTTGTAGTCGTGCATTATGGATAGTCTTGCCGTTTTTCTTACCCCTGCGAGACTTATTGCTACCTCCTTTAGTTTGTAGTCGTTGTAGACGTTAGCTTTGTCGAGCAGCACCGGGATGCAGGCGTTTTTCGTTTCGCTCTGTTCTTTCGCCCACTTCTCGTTATCATTCACCCACTTCTCGTAGTCTCTTACCTTCTTTACGAGCTGCGCGAAGATGTACATGTAGTTTCCTCGCTTCCAGTGTTCGCAGAACTCCTTCTTGTCGATGGTGTCTGCGGTGTTGTAGATCTGCTCTATCTCGTAGTATTCCTCAGGGGCTATCTGCATCCCCGTGAGTTCTTCAAATTCTTTCTGTTGCATGGTCGTATGTTTTTAGTCGTTTTGTTCTGTTTCTTTTTACTCGTCGGCTGCTTCCACCTTTAGCCCGTGTCGTCTTGCTGTCTCTTCACTGCGTATGGAGCGTCGGGTCTGTTCGTCATAGCATATCACGCCCACTTCACCCTCTATCGCAAAATAGTCGTACTCCTGTATCATCCTGTACTTCTGCACAGAGGCACTGTGTGTGATATTGGTGCGCAGCCGTAGTTTTGTCTGCTGCTTTTCGCCGGATATGATGCGGAAGCGTTCCATCTTGCGCTGATGCCTCATGGCTTCCTCCGCCTTCTGCTTGGCTCTGACATATTTGCGCCGTGTCATTCCTGGTTGCTCCCATGGCTTGAGTCCGGGCTTGTAGCCTGGCCACTCTTCGCGAGGTCGCGTTTTAATGCTCTGCCACATAAGACGGGCACGGACTGCGTTCTCTTCATAAATGCCGAGCTCTCTGCATCGTCGAGTGCCTACCTCCGCATTAAGCCTGCGTGCTCTATTCATGTACTGCGATGTCTTCTTTAGTCCATGTTTTCGGGCTATCCTGTGGAGGGTGCTTTCGCCGATGTCTATTCGCTGCATTATTGCTGCGTTTGGCGTGTTGCGGAAATGCTTTATTATCCACGCCTCCTCTTCGGCTGTAAGCGTATGTAATTCACGCTTGCCTGCGAGCAGTGCATTGTGGTCTTTCTTCCAGCCCTGCTTTTTCGCTAAGGTACGGATGCCGTCGATGCTGACATCATAGCGAATGGCGAGGTGTCTGTTTGCCGTTATGGGATACTCGTCTTTGAGTCTTTCCACCTCATGCGGCGTGAGGTCTCTGTAGTTTCGCATATTCCTTTGGGTTATGGCGTTTTGCTAAAAAGTGTGCGGTGGTTACGTTTTCCTTCGCTGCCATGCGTCCGCACCAGCATTCCGTTGTACGTTGTACGGCGGCTGCGTATAGCGAGCCGGGCTACGTTCCGAGGCGCCTTTCGCGTATATTGTTCGTCTACCTGCAAGTTTCTGAACGTTCACGCCGTTAGCGGTTGCTATTCCGGGATCTCGCCCTCCTTTCCTTCTATATCGTCGGCAAAGCCGATGGTTTTCTGTACAGGCTTCAGCCGGAGATTGCCTATATCGTCGCTCTTTCCCTCGAACTCGAAGCTGTATATTATGTCGCCCACGAACTCGCCCATCCTTACCGTCAGCTTGCGGCCTCTGCCTATGCGCTCGTTGATGTTCGAGACGTGAAGCTCGATGAAGGCGAGCAGGTCTTCTTTCGTGATGTGCAGTGTGCGCTCGTCGTTGAACTCTACCAGCGTGTGCTTGAAGCCCGAGAGGAACTCGCCGAGCGCTTCCGTGCGGGTGTTTATCTTTCTCCAGAACGGACTGTCGATGTAATATTGCTTAATCATTGTTATGCGTTGTTTTTGTTGCAACAGGCGAAGCACGCCACGGTGTATTCGATAAATCTATTCATGGTTTCCTCGGCTGATGGGCCGCCGCCGCCTTCTATACTATCTGCAAGGAGTTTGAGACTTGCTGATAGGGCGGCAAGGTATACTACTCCTGGTTGTGGCGAATGTCTTTCTAAGACGGCGGCTATCTCTTTGGTTATCTCTTCGGCTTTTGCCTTTAATTCTTCTTCTTTCTGCTTTGTCATTGTTGCGTTGTTTTTAGTTGTTAATACTATATGTTGCTGTTAAATGTTTCGCTACACGGTGCGTGTTGCCGTTACGACTCCTTCGGCGCGGCTCACTTTCGTTGTGAACTTCTTTCCCCACTGCATACCGAAGGTGGTGCAGATGCTACGCACGTAGCTCAAACGTCCGACGGGTACCGTCAGACTCTCGCCAAGGGCAAGCTCTGAGAACTGCCCGAGAAGCGACTTTTCGTGATGGTTTTCTTCCTTTTTCATTGTATAGTTCATTTATTGTTTGTAACTTTATGGTGCAAAGATAGTCAATCTCCTTTATGAAACAAAGGAAATTGCCGTCTATATAGCGACAATTAATATATTTTAATAAAAGATGTAGGTATGGAGACAATAAATGACCGCATGGAAATGCTCGTTAATGAGCGTTTTGATGGAAATAAAGCCGCTTTTGCAAAGGCAATTGCCGTTGAGCCAACGACGATGTCGAGCTATCTTGGCAATAAGCGAAGGAGTAAGCCTTCAGTCGATATGGTAGCTAAAATAGTAACGGCGTTAGATGTCAACGCACGATGGCTGTTAACTGGCGAGGGAGCCTCAACCACTAACGCTAAGGTTGAGACAAACGGCGACTTCAGCCCTGCTTCCGTGCATGGCAACGTGTCCGTGGAGTCTGATGCTGTGCTGGCTGAGCGCATCAAGTCGCTCGAGGCTCTGCTCGCTGAGAAGGAACGCCTCATCAAGGTGTACGAGCGGATGGTGGAGAAGTAGGCTGCGCCCTCAGGAAAAGCGAGAAGGCGAAACCTGCAAAGGTACGAATATATAATTACAACAAAATGTTGTATATAATTACAACAAAAAATTGTATTTTTAGCGTACTACAATATGTATACATTGAGTTATTAAGAAATAGCTTAAGGTGTACGAGAAATTGTCGAAGTAGGAAATGACTAATTTTGCAATGGGAAACTTTAGCAAACAACAAGAAGAAAAGAAGGAGGCGCGCAGTTGGGACAGGACCGTAAAGGAAACCTTAGCAAAGTATTTCTTCGACTTGTCTAAACTCGTATTCACTGCGATTGTGTTAGGCGGATTCGTTCCTATTTTCACAAATGAGTACATCGCAGTAAATTGGATAGTGGTAGGATGCGGAACATTCGTTTCTGTTTGCTTCGCCATCTTTGGATATAGAATTTTAAAAAACAAATGATTATGGGTACATTAGAAGTTTTTTTGGTAATCATGGCTGTTATAAGTGGTGGTCTTGTCATTTGGTCATACACCAAATCGGGAAAGAAATGGCTTAACAGCCTGTAGAAACAATAGTAATTTGGTTTCTGCTTTTAGGTCTTGCCCTTACGATAGGACTTTTCTATAGTGATTAAAATTTTAAGCAGATAAGAGTATGATCTACGCAATAGTGACATATGCAGCGTTCCTCGCTGTAGTGGTTGCAATAATCATCTGGCTCAATACGAAGTCGGGCAAGAAGTGGCTTAACAGCCTTTAGAAGATATTCAAATGAAATGGAATGAGAAACTTGGAGATTATCTTATAGATGTATCCAAATATACTATTACAGGAGTAGTCTTAACGGCTTTCTTTAACGATATAGCCAACAAGACTGCTTTGTATTCGGTTGGTGTTATTGTGTCCATGTGTGCGCTCTATGTAGGTATCCGCATTAGCGACAAAGACGAAGACAAGAATAAAAATAAAAATAAAAAGGAGAAATAGTTATGGCAGATTATATCGGTCTTATGGCAATTGGAATCCCTTGCGTATTGTTCATTTTGTTCTCTATGACAAAGCGAGGCAAGGAGTGGATGCGCAGAAACAATATGCTGTAGCAAATAGACTAAAAAAACATGCTTATGGTACTACTTGCATTCGCATTTTTCTTTTTGTCGGTCATAGCAACCGGCATAATCATCTGGCTCAACACCAAGTCGGGCAAGAAGTGGCTCGCAAGCCTGTAGACCATTTCGTTGGCGTCAACAAAATGGTCTACAGGTGTAGGACCGAAACGCCTTTTGCGTGCAATTCCGTCCCCCGACAAGCGCAACTCATTGAATATCAACGGCAACAAAATAATGTACGACAACTTCGGATAATCAATCCTTATGTTTATACTTACAAAAAAGCCGCTGACTGCTGTCAGTGGCTTTTTTGTTGCTCTTTTGCCATAATTGCAATGCCTAAACAACTTTGTAATAAATAATTTTATATTTTATCCCGAATTGGGGTAGTATTCTTCGCAATCTTCTATAAAATATCCGATAAAACAAAGTACGCGAAAAAATCCTCCATATCTTCCATAATCGCTGTAAACTGCACGGTATGAGCACGATAAAGGCTGGCAGATAATCCGCAGAACGAGATATCTACCAGCCTATCTGTCAGCCTCAAAGTCTTATCCATCAGCCTTTCAGTCTTATCCTTCAGCTTTTCAGCTGCACTTGCTCTTACGTTCACAGTATCTCTCGCACTGCGAGCAGAGGTCGTAGCCGAGCATAGTGCCGAGCATGAAGTCTTCTTCTGGCGTTAGCAGGTTGAGTGGGCGTGTCACAATCATGCGTATGGCGTTGAGGCATTCCTCTCTGCCGAAATACAGGTTCAAGCGATCGTTGCCTACGGGCTGTATGACGTATTTTATGTTCTGGCTTTCCAGTCGGCGTATGGCAAAGTCCTCGTATTTCTTGTTGAACGTGAAGAGCACCATACGGCGCACTCCCTTCTTGTATTCGTAGATATGGTTCATCAGAACCTTCATGTCTACTGGTAAAATTGTGGATTGCTGCAT